CACTTGAAGTACAACTAGGAAGTGGAGGAGAATCTGGAGGAAGCACTCAACTTTTAAATGGCACCATCGCAGCTGCTTATGTATATAATCGTACTCTTTCACCACAAGAAGTCCTACAAAACTATAACGCACAAAAATCAAGATTCGGACTATAAAAAATAAAAAACTATGGAATATCAAAACAGAGAATTCATGATCTTCAATGTATCAGAACTAGAGCAAATTGATTTTACACAAGTGCTAGAAACTTCTATTGATACAGTTCGTAAATCAGTAGATCAAACTAAAACATTTGTAAAGTGGAATGGAGAACAAATCCCTTCATCAGTAGAAGCATTAACTACTAAAGAAGGACCATACACTTATGAACAAATATTAGAAATAATGAATACAGAAGAATGGACTTCTCCTATAGTAGTAGAGTAATAATCAAAAACCTATAATATTTATAATAGATCATGGACATAATAAACGGAAGACAGACAATAGACAATGGTTTAACTGTAACAAGCGGTAGTATATTAGCTACTAACTTCAACTCAGATAACGCTGTTGTTAATACAGCAGATACTTATACTGGTACTGCAAAAATAACTAACATAATCACATTATCTCAAGCTGAATACGATGCTATAGGTAGTCCTTCTTCAAATTATTTGTACGTTATAATATAGTTGTATGGGAAAATTATATGTAGGAAATACAGCCATAAATGCAATAGGTAAATTAAAAGTAGGGTCTAGTAGTATACAAAAAATATATGCTGGAAGTACATTATTATTTCCATCTTCTATAATATTTCCTTCAGGCTCAAAAGATACCTCATTCAATATTGGAACTGGATTTAATAATGATGTTTTTTCAGTTAAAATTGATTCAAGCGGAAAAATATACGCAGGTGGGTTTTTTGGAACATATAGCGGTTCATCACAAAACGGACTAGTAAGGCTTAATTCAGACGGTACTAAAGATACTTCATTTAATATCGGAACTGGATTTACCGGAGGTTCAATTGTCTACTCAATAAGTCAAGAGTCAGGTGGAAAAATATATGCAGGAGGAGTTTTTACAGCATATAGTGGTTCATCACAAGAGGGATTAGTAAAAATTAATACAGATGGCACTAAAGATACATCCTTTAATATTGGAACTGGATTTAGTGCTGGTGAAATATATGCAACAGAAATTGATTCTAATGGAAAACTATTAGTTGGAGGACTTTTTTTAAATTATAGCGGTTCATCACAAAATTCTCTAATAAGACTTAATACAGACGGTACAAAAGATACCTCATTTAATGTTGGAACTGGATTTAATGCTCAAGTATATGAATTAAAAATTGATTCAAGCGGAAAAATACTAGTTGGAGGAAACTTTACAACATATAGCGGTTCATCACAAAACCGATTAATAAGACTTAATTCTGATGGTACTAAAGATACTTCATTTAATGTTGGATCTGGAACTGATTTTGCTGTTAAATTATTAACTATTGATTCAAGTGGAAAAATATATGTGGGTGGATCATTTAGTTCATATAGTGGTTCAACTCAAAACGGACTAGTGCGACTTAACTCAGACGGTACTAAAGACACTTTATTTAATGTTGGGACAGGATCTAATGGTATTGTTGAATCTTTAATAATTGATGTTAGTGGAAGTCTTATGGTCGGTGGATCATTTACCACATACAGTGGTTCAGGACAAAATGGATTAATAAAACTTAATACAGACGGTACAAAAGATACAACATTTGATATAGGAACAGGATTTAATTCTAGTGTCCAATCACTTATAATCCAATCAGATGGAAAAATAGTAGCTGGTGGAGGTTTTACAACTTATAGTGGATCAACGCAAAATTACATAGTAAGACTTACATAAATAATAAAGGTAAGTAAATTGTATATGTATATCTGATACAATAATATAAATAAATGGGCCAATCCGTCAATTTAATCAGATATGGGGGTAATGCTGTTTTAAACACATTACAAATAGCACTTACTGAAAGTTCCTCCTTAAATAGATATGTAGTAGCAGATGGTAGTGGTAAAGTTTATTATAGTACTGCTAGTGCTGGTGGTGGCGGAGGCACTGTAACTAATGTATCAGTTGCAACCGCAAATGGTCTTGCTGGATCTGTAGCAAATCCAACAACAACCCCAGCAATCACTTTATCAACTACCGTTACTGGATTATTAAAAGGTAACGGTACCTCTATATCAGCGGCTTCTGCAGGTACTGATTATATATCTTCAACTGTTGGAACTGCTTCGTGGGCTACAAATGCACTAACAGCATCTTTACCTCTTAGAGGACTAATTACAGCCTCAGTATCAAATACAACAATTACCTTTACCAAAGGTGATGGTAGTACTTTTGATATAACTGTAGCTCAATCTGGATCAGTAGCAACAGCATCATATGCTTTGTTTGCTGTATCAAGTTCATTTGCAACATCAGCATCTTACGCTTTATCCGCGTCAATTGCAACTACAGCATCCTATGTTCTTCAAGCAGTATCTGCCTCATTCGCTACACAAGCAGCAAATGCAACTACAGCATCCTATGTTCTTCAAGCAGTATCTGCCTCATTCGCTACACAAGCAGCAAATGCAACTACAGCATCTTATATTCTTAATGCTGTAAGTGCATCATTCGCTTCAACAGCATCCTTTGTAACAACGGCTCAAACAGCATCTTATGTTCTTCAAGCAGTATCTGCCTCATTCGCTACAACTGCAGCAAATGCAACTACTGCTTCCTATGTTCTTCAAGCAGTATCTGCTTCGTTTGCTACTCTAGCTCAAACAGCTAATACCGCTTCTTATGTTCTTAATGCAGTATCTGCTTCATTTGCTACTCTAGCTCAAACAGCTAATACCGCTTCTTATGTTCTTAATGCAGTATCTGCTTCATTTGCTACAACTGCAGCAAATGCAACTACTGCTTCTTATGTTCTTAATGCAATATCTGCTTCATTTGCTACAACTGCAGCAAATGCAACTACAGCATCCTATGTTCTTCAAGCAGTATCTGCCTCATTCGCTACAACTGCAGCAAATGCAACTACTGCTTCTTATGTTCTTAATGCAATATCTGCTTCATTTGCTACAACTGCAGCAAATGCAACTACTGCTTCTTATGTTCTTCAAGCCGTGTCTGCTTCATTTGCTACGCAAGCAGCAAGTGCAACTACGGCATCATACGTTTTAAATGCAGTATCTGCTTCATTTGCTACAACTGCAGCAAATGCAACTACTGCTTCTTATGTTCTCAATGCAGTATCTGCTTCGTTTGCAACTACGGCATCATACGTTTTAAATGCTGTAAGTGCTTCATTCGCTTCAACTGCCTCGTCTGCAGATAATTTTACTGTAAGAGGTACTCTTACTGCACAAACGATTATAGCACAAACAATTACCTCATCAACTGATTTCGTAACTGGCTCTACTCGCTTTGGTAGTTTACTTACAGATACTCACCAATTTACTGGTTCAGTAAGTATAACTGGAAGTTTAGCTGTAAATGGAAGTAATGTAATATTATCTAATCAGACATCATCAATGTCTGTTGCTACGGCCTCATATGTTCTCAATGCAGTATCTGCTTCGTTTGCAACAACTGCAGTAAATGCAACAACAGCATCCTATGTTCTTAATGCTGTATCTGCTTCGTTTGCAACAACTGCTGCAAATGCAACTACAGCATCATACGTTTTAAATGCTGTAAGTGCATCATTCGCTTCAACATCATCAAACGTTTTAGGCGGTGCTACAAATTATATTCCATTATGGAATACTAATACTACTTTAAGTAGTAGTGTAATGTATCAATCTTCAAGTAATGTTGGTATAGGTACTACAAGTCCTGACTACAAATTAGACATTAATTCAGCATCTAGTTATAAAACATTAATGTTACGAGCAAATGCAATAGGTACTAGATTTGATGCTGCTCTAGATTTTAATGCTGTTAATGTTTCTACATCTCCATACGCTCGTATAGGTCTACAAGTAACTACTGCTACTGCTGGTTCTGAGACAGGAGGTTTAACATTTTGGACAATAAATAATGGTTCTCTTTCTGAGAAATTATTAATTAGTTCAGGAGGTAATGTTGGTATAGGTACTACATCACCAACAAGCAATCTCCACATCAGCAGTTCAAACGCAGCTATTGCTCGTTTTGGTGCTAATTCATCTAATAAAACATTAATAGTAGGAGCAGAAACTGGTGGTAACTACGTAACAGCAGATATAGCTCAAGTATTAGTTACTAATGGTAATTTACATATTGATTCAACTAGCGGCCAAATATTATATTTACAATATTATGCTACTACCAATACTATCATAAATGCACAGGGTGGTAATGTTGGTATAGGTACTACAGCACCAGCATACAAATTAGAAGTAAATGGTACTAGCTATTTTACTAGTACTATGGGTATAAACGGTGAAGGTAATGGTATCACTGTAGATACAGGCTATGGCAATAATGGTAGAGTAGGATTAATGAAGTATGGTGGTCTTGAAGGTATGCTAGTTGCTGGAAATACTACTACATTAAGATTAGGTCATAGAACAGATAGTGATTATGTAGCTTCTGGAAGTGCTGCAACCATTAGAGTAGATATGCTTATAGCAACTAATGGTAGTGTTGGTATAGGTACTACATCACCAGGAGCAAAACTTCACATTTCATCATCAACGGTAAATGATGCTCTATTAATAACCACCCCAAATAATAATAGTACATTATATCCTTTCTTTTTAGGAGGTGCTACATTAACGAGTGATAATTATTTAAGAGCAAACAACAATATAATTGAATTTTTTAGAAATGGTGGACCCGCAACAATAAGAACTGTTGGCTCTACAAATAATTTAGTATTACAATCTGCAACTAATTTAATTTTTAATACTAATGGATCAGAAAGGATGCGTATTACCGATACAGGTAATGTTGGTATAGGTACTACAAGTCCAAGCAGATCATTACATTTAGTTGGAGCAAGTGCATTGTTTCAAAATGCAGGTGCATTTGAATTAGATTTATTAAACTCTACAAGTGGCAATTATTTAAGAGCAACCGCAGGAGCAACAGATTCAAATATCGGAACTATCCAAAATATTCCATTTAGCTTTATAATGAATAGTTCAAGAGTTGGACAGTTCACAAGTACAAATGGTAATTTGATTCTTCAAAACGGGGGAACATTCTCTGACACAGGTGAACGTTTAAAAGTATCAGGAAGTGTAAGCATAACAGGAAACACATTAATAAGTGCAGGCAACTTATCAATATTCACTACCAATACTCCAAGAAGAATTAATTTACAGGTTGCAAATGGTAGCAAGGCAGCAGCAATAGGGATAGAGGCAGGAGGTACAATGCATTCTGTTATTGGTCCTGATACAAGTGTAACTGATTTTTTACAAATAGCATCAAGAGCAGGTATTTCATTTTATTCCAATTCAACCATAGGTAATATAGTCACAGATCCTACTAATGAAAGGATGCGACTTGATACAAATGGAAATTTAGGGATAGGCACTACAAGTGCAAGCGCATACTCAATGCAATTAGCAGTTGTAAATAATATAGGATTAATTCCAACAACACAAAATACTGTTGGTTCTGCCGTTTATTTAAAATCTCAATTAGGAGCTTCAGGTGGTGAGAATTTTATTTCAAATGAAATTACCACATTTAATAATGCTGCTAACTACGACACATCGTTAATTTTCTTAACTCGGTTAGGCACGAGTGCATCAGAACGCATGCGTCTAACCTCCACAGGATTAGGTATAGGTACTACATCACCATCTGCTAAATTAGATGTAAGTGGAAGTGTAAATATTGCAGAAGATATTAATTTAAGTAGAGCAATAAGTCCTGCAATTGTATCAACTACAAACCAAAATATAAGACTTAGTACAAATGGTTTTGAAGCGGTTCTTGACACAACGGGTAGATTTAGAACTTCTATTGGATTCAGAACAGATGGATTTTTACAAGCAGTTAATTTAGCAGTAGGTGCATCTTTTTATAATACAACAGCACCAACAAATGGAGCAATTATTCAAGGCAATGTAGGCATAGGTACTACATCACCATCATCAACCCTAACAGTATCAGGAAGTATATCAGGCTCAGGTGCTGTATATTTCAAAGGTATAACATCAGCAACTCAAACTAACATCGTTAGTATAGATACAACAACAGGACAGTTGTATTATCAAGCAACAGGATCATTTGTAGCAGCTTCTGCTTCATATGCTGCAACAGCATCTAATGTATTAGGTGGAACTACTAACTATCTTGCTAGATGGACTAGTGCTACTACATTAGGTATTGGTGTTGCATACGATAATGGAACTAACGTAGGTATAGGTACTACAAGTCCAAGTTCTAAATTAGATGTGGTTGGAAGTGGTACAATTAGTGGAATTGCATCTTTAGGTATAAGCGAAACAACAACACTTGCTTACATAGGAGATAGGAATACTGTTGGTACAAGATATATTAGATTTAGCAGATCAAGTTCTTTAACTGACATCGTAAATATTCAAGGTGTTAATGGTGGTATTGGTGCTGCTAATATTGCATTACAAGCGGAAGGAGGTAATGTTGGTATAGGTACTACATCGCCTGCTACTAAGTTTGTTGTAAGTAATGCAGGGGCAAGTGGTCTTGAAATTGACCCTATTGGTGGTGTAGGTAGCGGAGTATTATTCCAAGCATATAATAGAAGTACATCAGCATATATGGCACAGTCATATTATGCTCTTTCACATACATTTAATGTTGGTAGTGGTGGTTCAACAAGGGTTCTTGATATAACAAGTGGGGGGAACGTAGGTATAGGTACTACATCCCCTACTGATAAATTAGATGTAGCTGGAGGTATTATAAGTACAGGAACCTACCAAGCAAGAATGATTGGAGGTGCAGGTGGAGCATATTTTGGTTCAATGACATCAATTCCTGTAATATTTCAAGTAAATCAAAATGAAGTTGCAAGATTTGATTCAAGCGGGAATTTAGGTATAGGTACTACATCGCCTGGTGCAAAACTTCACATCTCATCATCAACTGTAAATGATGCTCTATTAATAACCACCCCAAATAATAATACTTCATTATATCCTTTCTTTTTAGGAGGTCCTACATTAACGAGTGATAATTATTTAAGGGCTAATGCAAGTATAATTGAATTTTTTAGAAATGGTGCACCAGCAACAATAAGAACTGTTGGCTCTACAAATAATTTGACTTTACAATCTGCAAATAATTTAATTTTTAATACTAACGGAGCTAACGAATATGCTAGAATAGATACTAATGGTAATGTTGGTATAGGTACTACATCCCCTGCCTCTCTTCTCCATGTTTCTAAAGCAGGTAATTCTGCTGGTGGTACAATATTAATGGGTATTGCTAATGATTCAACCAGTAAATGGTCATATTTAGTAAGCACACAATATAACAGCAGTACCCACCCTCAAGGATATGCTTTAATTGGGGGCTTTACATCAGCAACAGCAAATACAGTTATAATTGGTGGTAACATCTATGAAGCTAACCCAGCTACAGAAATTCAATTTTGGACACACACCGCTGTTAGTCATAATTTAGGAGGTAGTCAAAGAATGACTATTAATACAAGTGGTAACGTAGGTATAGGTACTACATCGCCAACGGTTTCACTTCAAGTACAAAGTTCAAGTTTCCCTGAACAAAGAATTACAGATGGTACAATAGGTTATCAAATGTACTCAAGCACAGGAGGTTCTGAATTTGTTTGTGGAACTTTTACAAATCATAGTTTGGTGTTTAGGACAAACGCTACCGAACAACTGCGTCTAACCTCCACAGGATTAGGCATCGGCACGACATCTCCAGGGGAAAAGTTGACAATTAATGGTTATATAGGATTGCAATATTCGGGTACTCAAAAATGGCATTTGGGTGCTGATTCAAGTAATAACTTGTCATTTGTCCGTTCTGGTATTGCAGAAAGAATGGTATTAAATTCTGATGGCAACCTCGGTCTTGGAGTTACACCGAGTGCGTGGGATACAGTTAGTGCTATGCAATTTACAGGAGGCTCTGTTGCGTCATATTCAAATTATGCAATGTGGTTAAGTTCTAATGCTTTTTATACCGCTGCATCAGGTTGGAAATATGTTGCATCAACAACTGCTGCACAATATCTTTTAGATGGTAATATTCATAAATGGTACATCGCTCCTTCAGGAACGGCAGGTAACGCTATAACCTTTACCCAAGCGATGACGCTGACAAGTGGGGGGGATTTGGCAGTTGGAACAACTGGTACTACTTATGCAAGAGTTCAAATTAACAAAAGCGGAGCAGGATTTCAAGATGCACTTATTTTAGAAAACACAAATTCAGCAGCAGCAAATTTAGGTACTTCATTGACATTTGCAGGAGCAGGAAGTGTTGCACAAACAGTAATAAGAAGTGGATGGGATGGAGCAGCAACAACTGATGCTTATTTGTCGTTTTTGACAAAAGGTTCTGGAAGTGTTACCGAACGCCTCCGCATCACTTCGGGGGGGGATGTGGGTATTGGTACTTCATCGCCCGGTGCTACATTAGATGTTAATGGTACGATATATTCACGTTCAGCGAGTGGAATATATAGTGATGCATTTAGTGCTTATTCGGGTTCATCAATTTCAATGAACGCAGGTTCAAGTCATTTTGCGGTTACTGTAAATAGTTCCGAACGCCTCCGCATCACTTCGGGGGGGAATTTACTTGTGGGAACGACTGCCGACCAAGGATACCGTGTACAAATCACAGGCAGTGGTGATAATATGCTTAACGTATGGGGTGCAACAGCTCCATCAATTAGACTTGATAATGCTGCTAGTGGTGCAACTCAGAGGTTCTTAATTGGTCTTGCAACAGCTACAAATAACTTTATACAGGGTGCAAGTGCAGGTAATGTGTGTATAACCACAGCATCAGCATCTCCTATAGTATTTGGAATGTGGCAGACTAGTACAGCAAGTGAGGTGATGAGGATTACTACATCTAACAATCTGCTTATAAATAAAACTGTAGACGGGGGACAACGGCTTCAAGTTAGTGGAAGTGTTAACTTAGCAAGTCTTCCAACATCAGCATCAGGATTAGTAGCAGGGGATGTATGGAATAATAGTGGTGTACTTAACATAGTTTAAACAAATAAAAACAAATAAAAATGGCAACAACAAACTTTGAGTGGGTAATCAGCCAATTGAATTGCGCTGTAGAATCAGAAGGACTCTCTGATGTAATCAATATGATTCATTGGAGGTATAACGCAACACAAGTAGACGGAGACAAGACTTGGTTTGCTGAGACGTATGGAGCGACAGGCGTAGCACAACCAAACCCACAAAACTTCATCCCTTACGCAGATGTAACTGAGGCTGAAGTGATTGGATGGTTGGAAGAAGTTCTTCCCGTAGAAGCTATGCAAGCAAGCTTGGAGGCTAACATTAACCTGCAAATCAACCCTACGGAGGTTTCCCTCCCGCTCCCATGGGTAACATCATCTGTAGGCTAATAAGCCTCTAGTCTAATTACGGCCCTGCCTAAAGGTGGGGCTATATTTGTTGTGAATGATTAAGGTAAAATATAAGAAGCTTGGTAAAGAAAAGGTATGGGGACTTGCTGATTCTCAAGGTATTATTTACCTAGACAGCAGGCTTAAAGGTAAGAAGCATCTTGAAATTCTCATACACGAAACCCTTCACTTGCTTTACCCAGAAGATTCAGAGGATGAGATTGTAGAGAAGAGTATAGTCCTAACTAATATAGTATGGAATCAGCGGTATAGGAGGCTAGAGGAAGAGAAGAAAATGCGTTTACAAGATGGAACTTTATGAAATCATACACAAAAACCTATTTAAAATACTTTGGTTACGCATTAGACGATTTTATGCCATGCGAAATTTGTGGTAATAGGGCTGTAGACATTCATCATATTGACTGCAAGGGGATGGGAGGAAGTAAACTGAAGGATGGTATTGAGAATATTATGGCTCTTTGCAGGGAACACCACATAGAGTACGGAGACAAGAAACAATACATAGATTTCCTAAAAGACATACACAATCAGCGGTTAAATAATAAATAGCAAAAACTGCATAAATAAATAAAATTCTTATATTTGTACATAAATATTTAAACCATGGAAAAGAAAAATCTAAAATTAGTTCAGTTTTTTAATTTGGAAGCTGAATTGAATGGCGTAACGAACCCACAAACAGGAGAGAAACTTACTAAAGGTATTCTTTCTGAAAAGCTTCAACTCAAGACAAAGTATTGGTTGTCAGACCTTTCTAAAAAGGTTAAAGAACAAACAGATGCTTGTCAAGCACTTAGAGACGAGCTGATTAAGAAGTATGGCGAAGAGGCTGATGGAGGAATTTCCATTTCTCAAGTTGTAGAAGAAGACGGAAAAAAAGTTGTTAATCCAAAATTTGTTTCATTCCAGAATGAATTTAACGCATTACTGAATGAAGAAAGAGAGATTGAATACAAGGAAATCAGCATTGATGAACTTGGAGAGGTAGAGACTACAGAAGTTTACGACACCCTTTTCGGCTTATTAAAATTTGATTAATGGACTTGCAACTAAAGTTAAGTAAGATGGAAGAAAGGCTAGATGAATTAGAAGTCAAGATTGACTTAATAGATTCTAAACTTACTACAGTTATTGACGCTTTAGTTGGGAACAAAATCCTTAAGTCTGACGGCTTAGTCAACAGATTGGAGAAGTTTGAAAAGGAATTGCAGGAATTAAAAGAGTTTAAAAACAAAATACTCTACGGGGTGGCAGCTATTGTTAGCCTTGGAATAGCCTTAGATTTTTTTTTAAAAGCTTACCTCAATCTGAAAAAGTGAAATTAATCATACAAAACTCACGCAGCATTTTCGCCTTTCTATTAGGCGCACTTGCTGCGTTTTATTTTAAAGGTTGTTTTCCGGAGCCAGCTATTCAGCCAAAAATAGTTAAAGTTGACGGAAAGAAATACGAAGTAATAGCATCTAAGTCCGACACAGAGTACATTACAAAGACAGAAAAGAAGTACGTTAAAGGCGAAGACATTTACCACGACACTACCATATTTGTAGAAGTTCCTGCTGATGTAGACACAGCAGCTATTCTTTTGAACTTTTACACTAAGAACGTATTTACAGACACGTTTAACATTCAGTACGGAAAGTTTATTATTAGAGACACAGTTCAATTTAACAAAGTTTTAGGGCGTTCCTACTATGCTAATTTGTTAGTTCCGGTTATAACTAATACGCAAATAGTAAAAGAAAGGCCTAAAGTACAGGTGTTCACAGGACTTGGAGTAGGTGTTTACAATAAAAACATTAATGAAGTTAGTGCGCATTTATTCCTAAAGACAAAGAAAAATACTCTTTTTGGAGTAGGTGCTGGGGTTTTTGACAGCAAGATTAATTATAAGTTTAACATATTATTGAAGTTATGAGTAAGGCAATACTTGAATATAACCTCTCAAATTCAGAGGATTTGGCATCTTATACCAGAGCTGTCAATGCCGACAAGATGGCTGCTGCACTATTTGAGATTCAGTATAACATGCTTAAGAAGATTAGGTATATTATTGAGTCTAAGGAGATTGACTCTCATGATGCGCTAGATTTAGTTGCTGATGAGATGGAAAATATATTGAATGAATGCTATTTAAACGTAGAGGAGATTACGCAATGAGAAAAGAGCATAAAAATCCAGAAGGAGGACTAACCGCAGCAGGAAGGGCATATTTTAAGAGGACTGAAGGCTCTAACCTAAAAGCTCCTGTAAAAGAAGGCACTAATCCACGAAGGGTTTCTTTCGCAGCAAGGTTTGCTGGAATGAAAGGCCCTATGAAAAAACCTAACGGGGAACCTACCAGAAAAGCACTGGCGTTGAAAGTGTGGGGGTTTGGGAGTGTAGACGCAGCCAGAAATTTTGCAAACAAAAACAAAAATAAATGATAAAGAACTTTTTATGGAGTTTATTTACAGAAGATGGTAAGATTAGTAGTAAGAGATTTTTTGGAGGAATGGCAGCCACTTCTCTTTGTGTTACATTAATAGCTAATAGTTTTTCTAATGGTAAAATTAACCCTTCTGATGTATTGGTTGAGGCAACGGCTGCATTTGCTGCGTTGTCTCTTGGTATTTCGGCTTGGCAAACCATTAAAAAGGGAAAAGATGATTAGTGCGTCAAATCTTTCTACTAAAGTACCTGTTGCTGTAATGGCAGAGATTACATCCATTATAGAAAGATTTAATATGACAAGTCCGTTAAGGCTTGCTCACTTTCTTGCACAAGCTGCGCATGAATCTGGAAACTTTAAGTTCTTAAAAGAGAACCTTAACTATTCAGCTGATAGCTTATTAAAGGTGTTCCCTAAGTATTTTAAAGACAAGGCTACTGCTGACAAGTATGCAAGAAAGCCTCAAATGATTGCAAACAAGGTATATGCGTCAAGGATGGGTAATGGAGACGAAGCGTCTGGAGATGGATTTAGGTTTAGGGGAAGAGGTTATATTCAGCTGACTGGAAAGGATAATTATAAGGCTTTCTCTAATTTTATTGGAGAGGATTGTATAGCTAATCCAGACTTAGTTTCAGACAAATACCCACTCGTGAGTGCTTCTTGGTTTTTTGACAAAAACAATCTTTGGACAATTTGTGACAAGGGGGCAAGCGATGAAGTTGTTACGGCTGTAACCAAGCGAGTAAATGGCGGCACAAATGGGATTACTGATAGACTGTCCAAGTTCAAGTTATTTAACGAATCTCTTACTTGACAATAGAAGAAACCATACACGATTGCCTGTATAGCGACTGCGTAAAACGCAGCATATATACTATACTCAATACTAACTACTACAAAAGCAGCAAAAATATTGACATGGTTGCTGAAATTGAGGACTATGTAATAGAGCATGGAATATTTATTGGAGGAATGTCTAAAGAGGGCTTTTTTATATGCGAAGATTTAGATGATGTGGTTTTAGCTTTTTGGTTGTCAATGATTGATGACTGGGACTTAGACGTTTCAAAACCTAGTAAGGTATTTAAGAAAAAAGTAACTGACCTATATATTTTAGCATCTTTAATCTATTGTAATGATTAATAAATTTAGGCCAAGACTTAGCAGCGACGAAGCTACCATTATTAGTGAATACAGGCAAAAGAAAAGAGAGCATGAGGCGTTACTGGAAGAGTGTAGGGATAAAGGAATACCTGTTGACAGTGTAAATTATTATTGGTATAAGAGTGAAAAATTCTCTTTAAACGTTAAAAATAACGTAAATCTGGATGATGTACTAGCAGGTATACTAAGAGAAATGCTTGAGCATGCTCCTAAATACCCAAAAATAGACTATAAATCTGACAGCGACTACCACCTTCTTGTAATAGACCCTGCTGACATACACATAAATAAGCTTGCGAAGGCAATAGAGACAGGAGAAGAGTATAACCATGACATAGCATTCTCCAGAGTAAAAGAGGCTGTAATGGGGCTTATTTCGCGTTCTAGTGGGTACTCCATAAACAAGGTGCTGATTGTAATAGGTAACGACATATTACATGTAGACAATCCGCGAAATACTACAACCTCGGGAATACAACAGGATGTTTCAATGATGTGGCACGAAGCTTTTAAGATGGCTCAAAAGCTTCTTGTTGAGTGCATAGAGCTACTAGTTCAAGTAGCTCCAACCCATGTAATATACAACCCGTCAAATCATGACATGACTTCTGGATTCTATTTGGCGCAGGTTATTGAGGCTTGGTTTACAAATAATAAAGACGTTACATTTGACATAAGTCCAGCACACAGAAAGTACTTCAAGTATTATAATAACTTAATAGGCACTACTCATGGCGATGGGGCAAAGGAATCAGACTTGGCATTGCTGATGGCACATGAAAGCAAGGATTGGACAGAATCAAAGCATCGCTACTTCTACACCCATCACATCCACCACAAGAAATCTAAGGATTATATGTCTGTAAACGTGGAATCTATGCGCAGCCCTTCTGGCGCTGACAGCTGGCATCATCGTTCTGGCTACCAGCATACACCAAAAGGAGTAGATGCTTTTATTCATCACCCTATTCATGGGAGAGTTTCTACCCTGTCTTATATTTTTTAGTAAGTTTGCTGTTCCCAAACAAAGAACTATGAATCTTCCGGAGAAATTCTACGAACTGACTAAAGATAGGCAAGAGGAAGAAGCTAATAAGATGACTGAAAAGTACTACAAGCTTGTTGAAAAATGGAGAAAGGTTGCAATACTTGTAAGGGCTGGTAAAATACCATCAAACCCACTTAAAGATGTCAGCTGAATAGGATTCAATCATTGGTTGCTTCTTTTTTACCACAGCATTAGCTTTATTCTGCCCAGTCATAGTAAGCAGCATAATCATAAAGCTTACTACGGTGTCAAACTTAGTCCTATTGTCATGCCTATACCTCTTTAATTCCTCCAGAAGTTCTGGGTAGTATACTTTATGGCAATGGTGCTCAATGTAATTTATACAATACTCAAGCTGACGACTTAACGCAAAAGCATCAGCTGATGCTACGCCCCTATCCAAGAAGTTAGTCTTTGCTTTTCTGTCTGGGTTAATTACTGCATCCGGTTTCTTTCCGAGCATGGGAAGGCAATTAATCTCCATTACGTTTGATTTCTGGAAGTATGGGTAGTAGTCATCTCCTGCGTCCTTCTCAATAGTTACCGGACAACCAAAGTACATTGCCCCCATCAGCATCTCTTTCCAGAGTAAGTCTTTCATCTTAGGCCTACCATAATACCATGCAACAGGAAGTCCTGTGTCATCCTCATTAGTGATGTCAAGCTTCTCTCCCCACCATGCTGATGCCATTGAGCCATCCCCAGAAACTATGTTATGCCTAAATGGGTCGCATCCTGCTCCGTAAGTAGAAGAAGCTCCGGGGTACATTACGCCATTCTTTATGATAAAGTTGTTAGGATTCTTGGGTAACTTGTACATAACCCAGTTACCAGCTGAATCATCTGAGAATTGTACTTTACCCTCTCCGTCAATATATAACCTACCTTTTCTTAGTGGTATTGAGTTCTCTTTTATGTAATGCTCTTGTTTTTCTATGTTGTCAAGATTAAAATGACAATCAACATCATTAAACTTAAAAGCCTCCATTTCACTTAATGGGTAGTCTCTGATGTCTTGGTCTTGTTTTGAACGTTTTCTTTCTTGAAGTATATGCTCCTTAGCTTCTTCAGCTTTAGAGAATCCCCAGTCATCTATAAATCCTGCGTAACCTTCGTTTGCTGGTAGAAAATACCTAACAAGTCTGCTTGGTGTGTTTCTTCCGTACCTAAACTGGTCTGAATCATCCCATAGTTTTTTAAACTCTTGCCCTCCAGAGTTAGGTGGATTAACTGTTGAAATCATCAGCGAGAATCCTACCTTCCTAGCACCTTCCGTCAGCGTTTTCTTTGCAATGTTCCAATAGTCTTGTATGGGAATTTCTGTTGGCCATTTTGAACTTTCATCGATGACAAGCCTACTCCATCTTCCAGAGTCAAAAGAGTTCAGCGCTGTGTTTCTCCACTCAATAAACGAATTAAGCCCTTCTCTTCGGTTAAACAATCCCTTCTTTACAGACTTCTTCTTGGTTGGTTTAACAAAGGTTAGTTTCTTTTTCGGGTCTTCAGAACCATCTGTTCTTGGCTGAAGGAATGACGGCATTGCTCTAAATCCATACACTACCATGTTCTGAAACAAATCTTCAGAGTCTTTACCCGTCTTGCTGATGATGCCACACCTTACATTTTCCGCAGCAGTTGCAGCCTTTGTAATAATGCATGAAGCTTGCGAGGTAGCGCCTTCCCTTCTTTTTTTAACCCGTATTATACCTAATATGTTTGTGTCAAGAAGGCATTCATTGTAGAATAAAAAGAACTTTCTGTCAGCCTCCCTATATTCTGGGTTATTTCCGCTTTCTAACGCCCAGAAGTTAAGGTAGAAGTAGTAGTCTCCGGTTACGTAAGTAGGAGTTCCTTTATTAAAGAACCAATACCCGTTAGTAACTCTGTCCCATTCTCTTTTAATGAACTCTATATGGCTCTCTTCGTATATAGGATTTCCGTCTTCGTCATACTCTAAGTCTTCAAAAGACTCTGGTATGTCAACACGTTCAAAGCGCTGCTTCTTCTTGCCATACCCATCTATTGTTGATGCAGGAGGGCATTGTGGAAATGTTGCTTCAATTCCGTAAATTAATTCAATCGCCATATATAAACTCTATTATAGGAACCAAAACTCCTTTTGATGTATTCTCATCTCCTCCTTCCTTAAATCCATTAATAGCATGGTATTTCTTTGCAAGAGCCTTCAGCTTCTCTACCGGAACTATAATAGCTGAACCAGAAGCCTCAATCTTATACACCCAGAACTCTGCCGTTGTAGTGCTGATTCCAGATGCTTTCCCTCTTGAAAAGACTTCTATAAACACATTGCCAGTCCTATGCGCCATGGAATCTACTTTAACTTCAGCTTTAATCTTTCCGTTAAATAAATCATTGGCCCAGTCTTCTGTCAATGTGCCTATATGTAAGTCGTATGTAAAGCTGCTAGAGTATTTCATCAGAAGGGTAAATCGTCAAATGAATCAGAAGGTGCTGGTGTATATGATTTAGGAGCTGCCTGTGGGGCAGCCTTTGCTCCATCTGGTTTCCATGTGTCAACGCTGACTTCAACATCCTTGCCATACTTATCCGGCTCAGACTTTAAGTTAATGTTTAATTTAATAAACTCATTACCATTGTACTCTTGTACATGCTCCATAAACTTCTTTGGGTTAATTGTTACTTGAAGCCATGTGTCTGATTTCTTTTTACCACTTCCGCAGTAGATTTTCTTTTCCATTGTTTTTGTTTTTAATTTAAAATCCGTATAACTCTTTGTCTTTTTTCTTTTCTATTGCTCTTACTTTTTTGTAATCATTTATACACTCTTTGCAGTATGAATTAAGTCCATTAACTTTCTTCCTGCATCTTGTAAAAGACTTTTCTTCCTTGTCTACTTTACACTTTACGCAAATCATAAATGAGTCATTTCTGTTTTAAGGTAGCTTAATGCAGTTCTTAGTCTGTCGCTGCTATAGTGCGCCTCCTTTGTAAGTAATCTAATCATCGTTAAATAGAAGTTTGTACTACCTATTTCATTGTTAAGGATTATTCTTTTCTCCGCTGCACCTCTTGTTTCCATGTCAAGTACTGCTAACTTCTTCATAGCAAGCTTGTCATTAAGAAACTCAAGCATTGCTTCACATTCAGCAGCAGTAGCTGCTATGTTGTTGATTGCACCTAATTGCTGAAGTACTGACATTGGATTGGTAAAGTCTACCTTGTTTGCAATTACCTTCTGTACAGCTCCGTGCATTTCTTTAGCAGCGCTGAATCTTTTCTCTAATAAATCATCATCAAATGTTCTCATGTCTTTTGTGTGTTAGTGCAAGTTACAAATAATATGTTACGAGTAATCTATTCCCGAACAAGGTTTTGAGGGTAGTTGGTCAGGACAGAAGTTGCCCCCTACCCCCAGCAGGAAACAACTTACTGGCCATCTATTCCGTCACATAGGTAATCGGGCAAGTTGGCTGTAAAGGGAAAAAGTTACATCCTTCTTTACATTTAACAGATTCAAATTCCTTGTATTCAGAACTTTGAGAGGTAGACGGCTACTTACAAGCCAATCCATAAAAAAAACCCACACAGAGGAGAGCTGTATGGGTTTAATAAAAGAGGGTTCTCTTGAATCAAACCCGAATAAATACTCTCCTTATCTAATCGGATTGACAGCACAAATATAGGAACTATTTTTTATTCAGCAAAAAACTTATAAAAATTATTACCGAATAGGCAAAAATAAATACTGGTATACCTATAATAAAGAAGCATACAATCTGCAGCGCCCTCATAGGAACTCATTTATAAGCGCATGCTTATGTTCTCCGCACCTCCTGCACTTTCCTATTGCTGATGCTCCATGAATCCAAGAGATTCTCCATTTGTGGCCAAATAAACGGCAAAGTAGTTTATCAATCATAAAAAAGTAGTTTATCAATCATTTAATTTTAGTTCCATCTGGGTTAATCCCCTTGTCATTGAACTTCTGGTACTCGTAAATAGGGAATGCATCGTCAAATAATTCACTACTGCCCCATACCCCACTTACAACCTCAAAACTCCATTCCCCATCAGCTATTTTCCATCTTGCGTGTTTTCTTTGCTGATTCTTGTTTATGTACTCTGTAATACTATGCGTCACTACCACCACTTACTATGTCGTTTAGTTGATTAAAAATAGATTCAGAAGCCTCTCCCCAGTACATTTTGCATGTACTATTCTCAAAGGGAGGAGCAGAGAAGTATGATTGCATATACTCGTTTGGCTCTGCCATAAACCTATAGCAGCTCTCTTTGACGGGGCAATCACCACCAAAACACATCGTTATGTCGCTCATTTTAGTCTTTTTTTAATGTCTGCTTGGGAATAGTTTAATCCAATAGAAATCCTGTCCTTGTCTTGTATTTCGTTCATTTCCAGCTTTTTAATAACGTATTCGTACTGATGGTTGTGCCTTAGTTCGTCTATTATAAAATGCAAAGTTCGTTTTCTTTCGTCATCATAGGTAGTTCTGTCTAAAAAGTCATGCAGGTAATCTCTCTTCCCATCTCCAATGTTGTCTTCTGTATACATAAAGTTAGTTTTTTATACCACAATGAGGACAAAGTGGTATTGATTTTTTACCCTTATAAATAGTCTGGGTAAATAACTTCTTGCAGTTCTTACACTTTATCCAGCCCATCTACATATTTTTTAATGATTAATTCAAGTTCATCCTGCTCATTACTTTCTAAGCTCATCATCAGCCTAAGAACCTCGTCATACCTAAGTGTGTCAATAGTCCTTAGTATTGAGCTGTCAGTCTTTAATTCCATAGCCTTAACAATCCAATGAAACTTATTAGCAATAGCTGCTATGTTTTGCCTAACATACTTATTAATACTCTTGTCAATAACCAAATCATCAGCATACATAGCGCCATTTGCCGCACTAATATAAACCATAAAAAGGTTTTCTCTTTGGCTTTCCGTCATAACTATTGTTTAAAATGATGAATCTTCTAAGTCCAAATCCTCCTCTCTCTCCTTGTCAATGAGCTTCTTGTCCATTCTTAGGTAGTCCCTTTCAAATGGAAGGTGGCCGTATTCATCCGTAAACTCTACCCCGTTGTGCATCTTAATGCGTATAGACTCTCCGTTCTTGGTAACTCCACCTCCCGTAAATTCAGCTGTCCTATGCTTAACAATTTTTAGCTCGTTAATCATCCAGCTTTCTGGGTCTTGAGTATTTCTGTTCATTACAATGAATATGTCAGTCTTATTTACCAGAACTGCACCACCATCAGCATCAGCAGGGTATGGCATTGGCTGATTGCCGTCCTTATTCCTTTGTCTCTGGCTTTCGCTCCTTGTATGTACAGAAAGTAGTACAGTTATGTTTGTCCTCTTGGTAAATAGAAGCATATTAGTGTACATTTCCATCTCATGCTCATACTTAGAGGCCTTGCCACTCATTTTAAGGGAGTTTACTGGGTCAATCAGCAGTCCTTTAACTGCATGGAACTTAGAAACTGATTCAGCATACTCCAGAATCTCCTCATAATCATGCATCTTGTCATTGTTAATGAAGAAAATCCTGTCATTAACCCACTTAATTGCCTGCTGAAAAAAGTCTTCTGGGCAGTCTTTAATCTTACATCCTACATAGAACTCTACAAACCTCATCTTTACAGATGCTACCTTGTTCTCTCCCGTATAAACTACCCAGCACCAATCATACTTCAGCGCTGAAAGAAATATTAGCCACAAGGTAACTTGTGTTTTACCCGTAGAGGTATGGCTCAGAATCGCATAGAACTGCCCTTCATTGAGGAGTAAATGCTTGTCCATGTCTTCATACCCAAATGGTTTGCCCATCGGAATTAGGCCTGCTCTGTACTTCCTAATGAACTCCTCATCAGCTCTGTTGTTTGAAAGAAAAGAAAGCTCATCCTCAATAGCACCTACTTCATGCCAAACTTCCTGCTCATACCTATCAATGTCGCTGATTGGCATATACCTTCCAGCCTTAATGCCATCCTTTACGGCTTTTAGTTCTGCCTCCTGCTCATCGTGGGCAAACTTCTGCATTACTTCATACTCCAGAACCATCGTTCCAATATACTCCTCTACAATACCCCCAGAAATAAGTCCTCCAATAAGGTATGCTGACTTGATTACCGAGTTGTGCCTGCTTCCTTGTTCAGCTACCCTAATCATCTTAGCGGCCACCCCAAGCCTTTTGTAGTCTGTGAATCCAGAAGTCATAGTAACGCCTTGCGTAATTACCTTCTCTGTCAGTTCAAAGAATACTTGGGAGTTTTCGTTTATGTAAATGTCTGGGTCATAGCTGAAAAACAGAACCCTTGACGGGTTTCTTGCAGTCGGGTCAAATACTGGGTAACGTTTTAGTAGTGCAGTATAGTGTTCGTTATGCCTACTCCCATCAGCAATCTTAATCAATCCATGCAGTCCGGTACCCGAAGGGGATGTCCATAGTGCATAAATGTACGGGTCTTTATGTACCTCCGCCTTATACTTCTGAATGTCTACATCATCAATGTCAAATGGCAATAGCCTTGAGTGTTCCGAAAGGGAATCATCAGTCCTAAATGACTTGTAATAGCTGCCATCCTCCCTCTCTTTTATAACTTGGATGTCAAATTTACCAGCAAATAGAACGCAAGGGAGTGTCATTTTTAAGTCCCTAATTCGGGATTCATCCGACTCAGCCCTTATTTTTTGTATTAATACCTTCTGGTTTCCACTCTTTATGCCATCAAGAACCGAAGAGAGTTCAATGTAATATGGATTTTCAACATCCTTAAAAGACTTAAATACTGTTACCTTCATCAAAGTTTTTTTTCTCGTAAAAATCCGCTATGTCTTTGTCAAATGCTGCTATGAGAACTTGTAATCTTTCATCATACTTCAAGTGCCCATTAATCTTGTTGAGATGGTATATAACCCCAGAATGGTCTGCAACATTAACATATTGTGCTATGCGCTGAAGAGAAAGCCTTGAGTATTTATTTAACAAATACACAGCAACTTGCCTTGCTTCTACTACACTCCTAGTTCTATTCTTTTTTGAAATCTCTACTCCTAACTTCCTCTGAACTAAGTCAACAATAAAATACGGCTCTATGACATTGGCTGTACTATTAATCCTTGAGACTATTCCGCAGTCAACACCAAGTTCTATTGCCATTGAATAAGCTTCCTCAATCTTTTTCAGAATCTGCTTAACTATTTCTATCCTAAGTGTGCTACTTTCCATATGTTTCGTTGTAGTATTGTTCTGCTCTATTTTCGTTTTCTAAATCTCCACTATCAGATAGTTGCTCAACACCAAATATTACTGCATCTGTTATCTGCTCTTTCTCCATTTCTTTTGCTTGTTTAAGTATATCTTTAGCTGAATTTGTATCGTACCAAGTTGATGTCATTTGCCTAAATAACCATTTTACTGCTGTTTGTTGTGCCATAGTTTATTTGTTTAAAATATTCTGTACAAATCTGAATACTTGTCAGCCTTTTTATGCTTAGAAATCTTTTCACACACCTTGCAATATGTAGAAAGTCTGTCAGTCGTTGTGCTACTTTTGAAGAAATTATCAGCATCCTTAACTTCATTGCATTTAGGGCACTTCTTTTGCTTCATTTTGCAAGTGTTATTTTATACGATGTTGTGCTTGATTTTAACGGGCCAATAGAAGCTTCTCCATTCTCATCAACAAGTGTATGCCCAGAAGGTATTTTCTTTAGGATGTCCTCCCTTTGCTTAAGTGCTGATGTTGTTTTATCACTCTTGGCTTTAAGTTCAGCCCATGTAGAATCCCCAGAATAGTCATACTTTACTCCCGTTTCAGCAGTTTCAATCTTGGCATCATAAATATTTACCTTTCCTCCTTGATGTTTATAAAGCTCATCAATCGTGTATTTATTTAGCCTTTCTCTGGCATCCTTGACAAATTCTTCAAGAACCTTAAGCTGTAGTGCTGCGTCAATAGGGTTTACCTCTCCGCTATCAACTTGCTGAATAAGTATGTCTGAAGCAATTTTAATGTCAGACTTTGTAGGTTTAAGGTTTTGTAGTTGTAGTTCCATTTTCAATGTTTGTTGTGCGAATAATTGTTACTTCTGGGTTTGATGTTCCGGTAAGCACTCTTTCATAAAATTCCATAGCCTTCTCGCTGTCATGCGACAATGAGCCAGCTATGTACTCTCCATCAATGCTTGTGTAATACCAAATTACTTCTCCTTTAACTTCTTTAACGAAATCTACTCTCATGGTTTTGTGTTTAATTGTTCTTTAATTTCTTTGGATAGTTTATATTTCTTTTCTACATCAGCAATGTTTCCGCCTTCTAGAATGTATTTATATACTGCATCAAACTGCGGAGTACCTTTGTTCAGCCACGGCTTCCCATCATCCTTCTCGTGGGTATTGGTTTCATCAGCATCCTTAGTGTCATCAATGGCAAACATTCCGTTTAGTGCATACTTTCTGGCATAGGATGAAGATGCTCCCGTAATCTGGCTGTCTGACATTCCCTTCTGCGTTTCTGGCTCCCTTGCAAATGCTGAAACTGAAATAGAATCTGTGCCATTGGAAACTTTGACAGTCGCCTTTACATATACTCTGTCGCCAACAATAGCCATGTCATCGCTTATTGTCAGTATGCAGTTATGCTTAAATAGTAATGGCTTTACGGCCTCAAGGATGTCTTCTGCGTTTCTGTACTTGTACCCTCCAAACTTGTTGAATTGGGATTTTGGGGCTTTAAGTTCGTTCTGAATGTGTACTAATTCTTTCATTGTTTATATGCTTTTGGGTTTGATGCTATTCCATTTTCGTAAAATGCAGCAAGGATTTTTACCTCTAATTCTTGGGTAACTTCCTCTATCTGTTTCTCATTTAGCGAATCGTGAAAATATTCACGAATAAATTTCTGTACCTTTTCAATTACTTTGTCTTGTACTTGTTTCATAATTGTGTTGTTGGTGAAAAATACTCTGCTGATGGTAGATTCTTTTCAGCATTATTAATCATGCTTTTGATTCTATGGTAAGTATCTTCATCGTGCCATATTGCATGATGTACCTTAGCAATGAATACCATTCTGTCTGGCTCGCTCATTCGTGCAAATGATGAGATGTTTTCTAAGATGTTATCCATAATTAAGCTTTAATGATTGTTATAACTGGCCTTTTCTTATTCCAATAATGTTTTGCGTGTTTGACGCATCCGCATTCGCAGGCATATATTTCGTGTATGTACCTATCAGCCTTATGTACCTTTTTTACCTCCCACTTGTGCGGCTTGCTCGTTGTAATCCTCAAGAGTATTTGAAAAAACGCCAATAATGAATAATGGGAAAGGGAGTTTTGATTTGTCTTTCTTTGGCAATTTGTTCCAATCTTGTTTAAGGGAATCGTAGTTTCTTGCTGTAAATTCATAAACTGCTTTTAAGGTTTGTTGTTCGTTCATTTTATTTGTTTATTTTGTGTTCAATAACATCAGCCAATCTTAGTACTCCGTCAAGCAAAAACTCAAGGATGGTTGCCATAAGTATCAGCAAGAACCAAGCTGTCATTGGCAATGCCAATACGATTAGTAATAATACTTTCTTCATAATTTTAAGGTTGTGTGCAATTTAATAACTTGTTAGTTAAGTACCAAAAATATTTTAAAAGTCATTGCCGTTGTGGATTTGCTCAATTACAACGCGAATGTGTTCCTTAGTGAATAACTTGGTAATGTCAATGTCTGGCAGTCCAATGAACCCTATTGTAATCTTCTGTACCTCTATGTTTACATAGTCAATCTGGCTGAAGTGCCCATTATACTCTATCAGTTCGTTACTTTCTTCGGTTGTGTAGTGTGCGTCTACCGAGAACTTATCCCCGTATGCAAGTGCTATTTTCTTCATAGTTCTATTTCTAATGTTGTTAAGTATGTTTCGGAAAGCCTGCCGTTTTCTTCAGCCACTCCCCTATAATCATAGATTCTTTCATCAGCCCACTTTCCAAGTCTATCTCCATGTATGTTGATGAATCCTATTTCAGTTTCTACCATTGCATACAAGTCATATTCATGCTCCTCTCCAGACAAAGAAAAGTTTCCGTTGTCATCCCATGACATGAGTACATTCCCCACCCATCCGGCTATTTTATGTCTGTCCATAGCATTTTTGTTGTAAGCTGCAAACAATACCTTTTTACCATGCTTGGTAACTAATTCGCAGTCGCTGAATCCGATTTGAAATTTTACTTTTTTGTAGTTCATAATTCTGAATATTTAGGGTATCTCCCGTTTTTTGTAATGTTTATTTGTAATCCCTTAACCCTTCTCTCGTCTGTTATTTCAAGGGAAAGTTTTGAGAATGTGTAGACGCATCTCTGCCCTTCATGAAATATTTCTATTGGTACTTCATCTAGCCCATACTTGTCATCCAGCATCTTCAGTTGATTTAGCAATGCTTTTGCCGTCATAGACTGATTAGTTCAATTATTTCCTCTGGGGATTCTATGGTAAATATTCTACTTGCTAACCCCTGCAAGTCTATTATTGAGCCAGAATCATTCCTTGAAATTTGTAGGATTAGTGCTGAATTAATCCATTCGTTTCCGTAAGTTGTTGTTACTTTAATAATTTTCATTGTTTTTCTTTTTTGTAATATAATGCTATTCCTATAAGTCTGTTTATTGTTTTAAATTGTATTGTCAGCTATTGAATATCCTTCTGGGTTAATAAGTTCAGCAGTTGGCCATCCATCGTTTTCTTTTACATCCATATCCTCCAATGTGTCATGCTGTACATCTTGCATAGTATATGTATTGTCTGTTGCACTCACTCTAAAGTTAGCAATCATTAGACTTCTGGCTTGTAAATAATCTTCTGCCTCTATTTCGTGGTATTCTCGCACCCAAATAGTGCATTTTCTGTCAATGTGAAAGTTGAATTTTGCCATGTGTTTTGTAAATTTAGTTGTGTTTATTGTTAAAAAATGTTAAAGGCTTGTTAAAGCTGTCCTTCTTCAGCAAATGAATAATAGCTGTCTTCTGTTAGGATTATATGGTCAAGCAAATTAATGTCAAATAGCTTACAAGCCCCATTAATCTTGTCTGTCATTTTTCTGTCATTGTCTGATGGTTTAAGGTTTCCAGATGGATGGTTATGGGCCACAATAAGGCATGATGCTGAACTTTGCAGGGCCATTGTCATGATTACTCTAACATCGCATACCACTCCCGAAAATCCTCCTGCACCTACCTTATAATAGCCTATTACCTTGTTGGCCCTATTTAGGCATACCAAAATAAATTCCTCTGTCCATAGTAAAGTATCAGCTTTAAAAATACTTCTCAATACATTTACTATGTCATCCGAATTTTTTATATAAAATTCATCTCCCTTTGTAGCTTTTACTTTAATTTTCAGTTCTGGCAATTTAATTTTTTTCATGTGTTTAGTAGTTTAAGTTATTGTATTCATCCTTGTACCATATTGCTATGTGCAGAATCCTTTCAATAAGTTCTTCTTCGGATTCTTTTGCCATGTCATAAAAGTCATTCCTTTCAAGTTCATCTTCCGACAATAGCAGTATAGAACTAACTAATTTTTCTCTTAACGTTTCCATGTTATGTATTTTTAAGGTCATATAAAAGATTGTCAATGTATTGCTCCCAAGTAATAACCCTCATGATTTCTGTCCTATCCTCTCTGTTGCATCTGGAAAGGTGCTGAAGGTATTGTATAAAATCCCAATGGGTGTAGTTTTCTGCCTTGTACATGGCATAGTACTTGTTGCATAGTTGTGCTAATTTGTTCATGTGTTTAGATTGTAAAGGTATTCGCTGAATTGTTAAAATGTTGTCAAGGCATTGTTAAAGAGTGTTAATTTTCATATTAGTAAATTTTTCCATCTTCTGTAAATTCGTATTCATTGCCCTCAATTTCATCTTTTATACATTCATCCGAAAAATAATAGTCATATGCTTCCCCAATAAGATTCAGCACATTTTCCATGTGGTCTGCAAACTTGTCTTGTGCGTTTTCCAAAATTTTCATTTCTTCATCGGTAAATTCTTCTGAAATATCATTCTCCTCAAATTCAATTATTGTGTCTGGATGTCTTGCCCATGTATTCTTAATGCCATAGTATATTCTGTCATGCAGTTCCTCTGGTATTTCCAACCAATTAAAAAACATTTTATCGTCATTCACTACAATTCCTTCATCAGCATCAATATACCTATCCCTATCAAGGCCGAAATATACCTTTCCGGTGTTACCCATTACGGGTTTGGTATGTTGGTTATATGTTTCCCC